TAGTATTACCCGTCACTTCTGGTCTAAAATCGGTTCAAAGTAACGGATCGCAGAAATGCGACGTTTTAGAGCAGCAGTATCGGGAACCAACGGGTACCAATCATCAGGGCACTTGTTGCTAGTGATGATAACCGTATCCCAGCGTGCCCAGGCCATCCCCCCTTTAACCTGGCACCGATACGGGTACCCGTCAAGTAGCGTGAGTAACTCACCGTACTTGATCCAACCGTAGAAGTCATCTATGACGAGGGTGGATTGTCCGTCGTATCCGTCAAACCAGAGAGTTCCATTGGTGTTCTGGTTGAGCTTATACGCGGATGGCTCTAGCATAGCACGCCGTGTCTTGCCAGTCCCGGTTACTCCCCAGTAAACGAGGACGAGTACGTCTCGCCAACGCGGAGGCGGTTGGGAGTTTGCGAGAGACTGGATTCCGCGAGAGTAGCGAATCCATGAAGTCGGGTGATCGTTCGCGATCTCCATCAGCGACTTCTTATCCAAGACGTCCCTCGCGACGTCGTCCAGGTCGGAACGGTGCCCCTGACCGGCCGCCTTCTCGCCGTACTCGAGCCAGTTACCGTCCTTATGACAATAAGATACTGCTTGAAGTTGCGTTCCCTTACGCACTTCAACATGACACCTGTCAGATATATCCTTCTTCACACGACCCATGGTCACAGGATTTTCATACTCACAGTATCCCTGCAGGTGTGGAGTCCCCGACTCCCCTATTTCAAACCCATAGGTGAGGTATCTACCACTGAATTTGGCGATCTCCAGCAACTCGCCATCACACCAGTTATTAAGAGTAAAGCACCAGTACCTAGCCTTCAACGCCATCTTTAGACCAGATAAAAAGTCACACTCTCAACTGCGCCGACATGCTCTCGCAGGTCGCAGGGGAGCAGGGGCGCTCGCGAGTAGCGTAAAAGGGATTAATATGACTGTAGAATTACAATGTTTTTGCGCCCCCAAATGCCTCGTGGTTACTACAAGCCAACCTACCGTAAGCGTACTTACCGTAAGCGTACTTACACACGCCGCCGGAACACTTATGCCCGCAAGAAATGGAGTCCTTCCATTAAGTATAAGTCGGAGACAAAGTGGTATGATGGTACTGCGGGAGGCGGTGGTATTGGAAACATGCCTGCTGCATGGAATCGTTACGATCTCTCGTGTCCCATCACACAAGGTGTTACATCGGTTAGCCGTGTGGGTAACAACATCATCGCCAAGTCACTTGGTATTAGTTTCGACGTCACGCGAAATGCCTCGTCGTCAACGCCGCAGCAACGTATGCGGTTCATGGTCATTGACTATCCTCGATCAGAGGGCAGTATCCCGGCAGCTGCCGAGTTCTTCCAGACTACGGGAGTCTTCCTCCCTCAACGTAATCTCTCCTGGGTTAAGGAGTTCCACGTCCTTGCAGACCGTGTCATTACCGTCGACTCAGCTTCTCGGAACAGTCAGATGGGGAAAGCTTTCCCCATCTGACTGTTCGGCTTCGACGTAAACTCAATCTTCTCATGATGTATCAAGACAACTCTGGTTCTACCGGAGGTCAGGTTGATCATCAACTCTTCTTCGTCTGTTGGGGTGAAGTAGCAACGAACCCTCCATCACTCAACAACTTCTCATGGCGTCTGACATTTACAGACCCCTAAGCGCAAAAAGACTGTAACTCCACAGTCATAGCCATCCTTTTTGGGCTACATCGCAGGCGCCCCTGCTCGTCCTGCGACCGGTGGGAGCAGGGCTGCGCAGTTATTTACATACTATTTACACACACAGTGGGAAGTGACGGATAC